CCGGCGACAGGGAAAACATGGCGCAGTTCGCCCAGGCGATCGCCGGCGACGGCACGCAGGGCGGCTACAGCGTCCCGGATGGCTTCCTGAACCGCATCGTGGTTCGGATGAAGGCGTTTGGTGGCGTGCAGAAGCTCGCCGATTCGATCACCACCGGAGACGGGCAGCCACTCCGCTGGCCGTCAGTGGATGACACCGCAAACAGCGCAGTCATCGCGACGGAAGGCTCAGCCGCCAGCGGCGGCGGCGCCGATCTGGTCTTCGGGTCGGTCACGCTCGGTGCGTACAGCTTCGACGCGACAGGCACGGGCAATCTGCCCCTGCTCGTCTCCAAGGAACTGCTCCAGGACTCGGCCATCCCGCTAGAGAACTTCATCAGCGATCGTCTCGCTGAACGTCTCGGTCGCAAGATGGCCGCAGAGTTCGCCAACGGAACCGGATCGAATGAGCCGCTGGGCTTGTTCGCCAAGTCCGCTGACGTGATGACCGCGACGACCTTCTTCGCGGCGGTGCAAGAGCACTTCTTCCAGGTCGATCAGGCATACCGCGACGACAACATCGACGGCGATGTTTCGTGGCTGATGTCGGACACCAACCTCGCCAAGGTGCTCGGCTCAGTCGACGGCAACGGTCGCCCGTTGTTCATCCCCGCCGCAAACTCGAGCGGAGCGGCCGGGCCTTCCGGCTCACTCCTCGGGTATCCGGTCTACCTCGATCAGGCAGCCGGCACAAACGTGGCATTCGGTGACATGAAGCGCGGCTTCATCATCCGCTACGTCCGTGGCGTGCAGATCGACGTCGATCCGTACACCGCGATCAAGTCGCGACAGGTCGCTTACCACGCATGGGCGCGGGCCGACTCCAACGTCCAGGACGCCAACGCTTACAGCGTCTCCGACTACACCAGCGTTACCGCTGACGCAGCCTCCTAAGCGATAGAAGCGAAAGGAGACCGCAGAAATGCCAACCCCTAACCTGCCCGCTCCGGCGAGCAACCTGACCGCGGCCGGAATGTTCGACCGCGCGACGGACTACGCGACCTCAGCCAACGTCAAGTACGCCTCCGGTGACTACACCGGCGGCGTATCCGAGCAGCTATGGACGCTGACGGCGCACGGCCTTGTCAGTGGTGACATCGTTTATTGCCTGTACCAATCGGCAATGGGCGCCGTCGTCGGTGGCGTCGGAACGCGCTGGTACGTCAAGTACAAGAGCTCATCGACGTTCGAGCTTTACTCGGACGCCGCCCTGGCGACGATCAGCACCAACACGGCAGACGGCAGCGCCGCCTTCCTCAAGGGTCGCGGCATCGCCGACTTGGTGAACCTCGCGATCATCCCGAACATCATCGTGGGTGCTCACGACTACACCGGAGGCACCGCCGAAGACATCGACGTCTGCGCCACTACAGGCGTAGCCGGTGTCCAGGACGGTGACACCATCAAGCTCCTGTACAAGTCCGCGTCGGGCGTCGCAGGCGTATCTGTCGATACGACGGCCTACGTCAAGACTCCGACCGTTACCTACTTCCAGCACGCCGCCACGTCGGGCGGATCAGTCCTGGATACGACGGCTGACGGGACGAATATCTGGCTTAAGACGAGCTAGGCCCCAGCCTCGCGTGATCGTCTGCGGCTGGTGCGCAAGTGCCACTGAGCCGGGTCTGTGCTCGCATTGCGGGCGTGACCCGGCTCTGCCGTGGACTCAGCGTGGCGACGAACCGCCGCTAGCGACCAAGGACCAGGAAAGTGGACGGCCCAAACTCGACGCAGGGCAGATCCGTCCGCGACTCCGGCTGGCGCGCAAGGAGCTCGGCGCCGACGCCACGAACGCCCAGATCGCCGAACACCTTGGCATCTCGGAGCGAACGCTGGGTAGATGGCAGAAGTTGGCGGATTGATGTCCGGTTTCCGCGCTTTTACTGCACCCTGCGCGATTAGAGGATTGTCCCGATGACAGCCACGGCCACGGGCAGCTACGTCACTACTGCGCTGCTCAAGGCGCACATCGGCACGACCGACTCCGACGACGACACGGAGCTCGGGCTGATCTGCGATCGCGTCAACCAGGCGATCGAGACGGAGACCAAGCAGCCTATCTGCCCGATCTCATCCGCGACGTACCTGTACGACGTCGACGGCCCGATCGGGCTGAACGCGCCGCTCTACAACATCCTGCGCATCGGGCTCAACGCGCGCACCTTCGGCCTGACGCGGCTGTACACGCCACTGCCGATCGGTGCCGCGACGATGAGCATCGGCGGGCTGCGCGCGATCACGCTGCTGGAGTTCGCGCCGTACAGCGGCGCAGCGTTCGAGACGATCGACTCGGCCGACTACTTCCTGCGTGACCGACGCGGCATCATCGGCCCTTATCAGTGGCTCGTCCTCTCCGATAGGCCAGTGGGAACGTACTACCGCTTCCCGGCCGGCCGCGGAACGGTGCGCATCACCGCGACAGCGGGCTGGACGGCGATCCCCGATGACCTGACCCGGGTGGCCATCGCGATTGCGCAGCGCAGCTGGAACGCCCGCGCGCAGGGCGGCCAGGGCACCGATGAGAGCGGCTCACCGATTCTCCCGCCGCTGATGATCATGAACAGCGAGCGCGAGACGATCTGGAACTACCGGCTGCGCCTGCCATGACCAGCGTTAAGAGCCAGCTGGTCGGCATCGACTTCAGCGGGCCATTCTTCCAAGCGGCCAATCCCGGCGAAACGATGCTCCAGAACATGCGCATGATGTTTCTCGGCGTCGCCGTCGAGGGCCAGCGCGCGCTGCGCACCGACATGCTCATCAACTCGAACAAGCGCCAGCTCGTGAGCGTCACCAAGGACCGCGTGGCCGACCACGTCATCGGTCGCGTTCAATCGTTGGCGGGTACGCGCTGGGTGAGCGCGGCGGTCGTCCAGGTCTCGACGCAGGGTCTCGACGCCAAGCAGGCAATGGCAGTTGAGGCTGCGGGTTCAGTGGTCGAAGGGCGCATCCACGGCGTGCGCAAGATCAAGTCGAGCATCCGCGACTACAACGCCGTGACCTCGGCCAACCTGACCAAGGGTCTCGATTGAGCCTGCTCGATGTCATGGATGCGCTCCAGGTCCACGCCGCCGCCGCAGCGACGGCGATCAGCTCCGACTTCAAGGATGTCGTGGTCGGCTCTTCCCCGCCTCGCGGCCGCTGCATTCGCATCTACTACGGCGGCGAGCGTGACCCGATCTTCTTCGGCCGGCGCGTGCTCGACGCGGAGCTCATCGCGCAGGCCGTTCTTGTCGACGCCTTCTGGCCGGCGCCAGAGACCGCGGCCAAGAGGAACCGCGTGGCAGAGGGCGAGATGGCTGCCTTCGCCGTCGATTACCGCAGCCGTGTCGACGGCGACTTCACGCTCGGCGGGCACTGCAAGGTGCTAGAGCTCGCACCCGCGAGAGTCGAGCGTGTCGTCGTGAGCGGTGCGCAGTTCGACCGCCTCCAGTTCGAGGTCGGCATTGATTACGTCGAGTCTTCCTATGCGCCGTGAGGTCAATAGATGAGCGGAAAAATAAGTGCAATCGGTTCCAACTGCTATGTCGGATCAAATGATCTATCGGGCGACGTAGGCTCGATCTCCAACCTGGGGTCGTTGCTGGATACGTTCGACGTCACGGCGCTCAATGCGACTGGCATGGAGAGGATCCCTGGCCGTAAGGACGGTGCGATTCAGTTCGCAGCGTTCTTCAACGACGACGCTGGTCAATCTCATCTGACTTTCTCGGCAGCGCCAACAACGGACGTCCTCGCCTCAGTCGTTATCGGTACTCCGGCGCTGGACTCCGCGATGGCTTCGATGTTCGCCAAGCAAGTCAGCTACGACCTCGGCATCGACAACGCCGCAAGGTTGAGCGCGACGATCAACCTTCAGGCCAACGGCAAAGGCCTCGAATGGGGCGAGATGCTGACGGCTGGTAAGCAATCCTTCGCCACGGGCACCGTCAATGGCACGGCCATCGACCTTGGTGACACGTCGACGCTCTTCGGCGCGGCGGCATACCTGCACGTTTTCTCGGTCGCCTCTGGCACGGCCGTCTTCAAGGTCCAGGACAGCGACGACAACTCGAGCTTCACCGATGTCTCGGGACTCACGTTCACGGGCGCGACCGGGCCGACGGTGGAGCGATTGCAGACAGGACTGGCGGACACCATCCGCCAATACGTGCGCATCACGGGCACGGGAACACATGGCGCGGCGGTGATCGCCGTCAACTTTGTCCGGTATACGGAAACCGGCCCAGCGTAGGAGTAAGAAATGGCAGGCAAGATCTCGGCGATCACGACCACGGTCACGATCGCCTCCAACAACATCAGCAACGACGTTATGTCGTTGCAGTTCGATACGCCTTATGGCACGGCAGAGATCACGGGACTCGATAAGAGCGCCGTTGAGCGGCTTCTGCTGCGCGCAGATTGCACCGGCACGGTGACGTGCGCGTTCAACGTCGACTCGGCGCGCTCACACGCGACGCTGAAGACGCCGGGGAGCAAGACGTTCATTATCAACTTCGGTGGAGTGGCTACCGCAACGTTCACGGCGATCACGACCAGCTATGGCCTTGCTATCGCTAATGACGGCAACATAACGGTCACAGCGCCTTGGCAGCTGTCATCGGGCACTGCCGTCGCCTGGACATAGTTCAGGGTGTACCAAGTTCCCGGCGCGCGGATTGCGCTTGACCTCGGCGGACCATCTGTCGAGGTTGAGCGCGTCCGTTCGTGGGCCGTTCAGGTCGAGGCCGCGAACCTGGGCGCTAGTTTCGTTGGCGCTAAGTCGCCAGAGGACGAATACAAGGCGCTGCGCACTCTGTTCCAGTTCTTCCTCTACGAGGCGCAGCCGATCTGGGATCTGGGCGACCATCACGGGCCGATCCCGCCCACTGCCGATGCCTGGCGACGCATTCCGAACGACCTCCTGTTCGAGATCATCGGCCAGTGGCAGGACAGTCTCGCCGCAGCAGAGCCTGTGGAGGCACCAGCGGGCCTGACCGTGGTGCCCGATGTTGTCGACCATCTCATCCCGCCAGGCCCGGCCAATCGCCAGATCAAGCGCCAGCTGGCGGCCGCCAAGCGCCGTAAGGCTGCCTGATGGCCAACGCCCTCACCATCCGCGTCACAGCGCCGGGAGCGAAGGAGGCTGCCGGCGATATCGGCTTGGTTCAGTCGAACATGAAGGGACTCGGCTCATCCGCTCTGAGCTCCGGCCTTGGCTCAGTAAGCGGCAAGCTCCAGGAGATGAGCCGCAATTCCCGTCTCCTGAACCGTGAGACGCGCGGCATCAGCACGTTTGCAGGCGCTATCGACACCATCGCGGGAACCAACCTCTCGGGCACTATCCAAGACCTCAAGACGGTGGCCGAAGTCGTGGATCCGATCAGGGACATCGGCAAAGACATCCAAGGCAAGGTCGGCGAGTACTGGACGAAGTTCACGGGGGCGATGCTGCCCGCCGCTGCTACTGCAGGAGAGGCTGCGGGCGCAGCGGAAGGCGAGGCGCAGGGGACGGCCTCGGCCGAGACATCACTGGAGGCCACGGGCGCTAAGGATGCTGAGAAAATCGCCGCCGCTGGTGTTACGGGCGAAGCCGAGGGCGCAGCCGAAGGTGAGGCTCAGGCGACGGCGGCAGGCGAGGCGAGCCTTGCGGGCGCTGGCGCCAAGGACGCCGAGAAGATTGCTGCGGCATCCGCAACCGGCGAAGCGGAAGGCGTGGCCGAAGGCGAGGCAATGGGCGGCACGGCGGCAGCAGGCGCTGCGGCCAGTAGCGGCAAGGGACTTGCCGGTTCTTTGGGCGCTGCGTTCGGACCCGCTGCCGCGGTCGCTGTTGGCGCAGCCGTTGCCTATGCGTTCGATCAGGCAGGGCAAAAGGCCGACGCCGCGGTACAAAGTATGGGCGAAGCCCAGGCGAAGGCTTACAGCGGATCGTTCTCGAACACCATTTTTTCCACGATGTATCAGGCTCTCGCCGCTAATCACATGGAAGGTATCCTCGGGACGCAGTTTCAGAACACGCTCGAGGATCTCGGGAAAAAGGCGGGCGAGGGTGCGGGTGCGGCCGCGGCAGAGGCTCTCATCAAGACGTCGCCGCAGTTCGCCCATGCCGCGCAGGAAGTCGCGGGAACGTGGGACGACATCTGGCCGGGTGCCGCGCAGGCTGCCGTAGGCGCATTCAGTGACAAGCTGCCGCAGTTCGTCCATGCGGCGCAGATGTCCGCCGAGGACGCGGCGAAGGCGCTGTCCGATCAGAAGATTTGGGACGACTCGGCGCGGAGCATCGACCACGATCTGGCGTCGACCCTCGAAGGCAATACCGACGTAATCGACACGGCGATGAAGAAGGTCATCTACGCCATCCAGAACCCGCTGGAGGATGAGGCCGACACGGCGATGCTCGAAGGCGCGATCACGATGCTCCAGTACCGCCGCGGACTGGCTGGCAATAGCAACGAGATGAACAACGTGCTCGATCAGCAGATCACGGCGCTCGAGCACCAGTGGGAACTGATCGAAGGCAAGGCTTACGACGCTGGCGCGTACACAGCCAAGCACTGGGCCAATGGCTACGTCCAGCAGTGGTCGGGCAACAAGGTCAACATCCCCGGCTATCAGGGCGGCGGAAAAGAACCGCCTCCAGGACACGGACTACCACACCACGCGATGGGCGGTCACATGGCCGCCAACGAGCCGGGCATCGTCGGCGAAACGGGTGCGGAACTGTGGATACCCGACACGCCCGGAACCGTCGTTCCCAAGCCCAAAGCGACTGGCAGTCATGGCTGGTCTGGCGGCGGTGTCGTCAACGTCTACAACAGCTTCACGATCAACGGCATGTTCGCGGGTCCCGCGGGTCTCGACGCGCTCCAGCGCGAGCTTGATCTGCGATTGCGCCAGACGACACGGGGAGCGATGCGCCAGGCCGCAGTGGCCGGATGACCGGCTCGTGGCGCTTCAATGACGTAACCGCGGCGGCGGACTTCTGGCCGATCACCGACACGATCAACGTCTCCAACTCGCAGCCGTGCCAGCTGGCGACGTTCACCGGCCAGATCAGTGGCGACGATGTGCTCGACGATGAGCACGAGGTAATCGTCTACTACACGCCGTCAGGCGGCTCGGAAGGCAAGGTGTTCGCGGGCGATGTGAGCGTCTACACGCGCTCGCAGTTCGACATCGCGGCGAACGACAACTACTCCTTCTCGGCCAGGGACTACACGGCACGGCTCGACGACACGATCCTGACCGACGCCAAACGTGACGCGGAGACTGTCGACGATGCCATCGCGTGGATCATGGGCGTGGCACCGACGTTCGACCTGACCAATGGCGCGGCTGAGTCGATCAGCACGATGCTGCCGGCCTACGACTACACCGGAAACTCGAAGCGCGAGGCGCTCCAGCACATCGCGGGCATCGTCGGGGCGGTGTTCTACATCGACTTTGACAAGGCTCTCCAGTTCTACCTCGCCGACACCACCTTCGCCTCTGACTTCGACCTGTCCACGAGCCCCGACCTGTCGACGACATTTCCCTACGCCAACTTCCGGCTGGACAGCGACACCACGGAGCGCGCCGACGACGTTTGGGCGCAGGGCGACGGCGTGGCGGCATGGCGCCCGACGAGCACGCCATCCGGCGGCAGGCAGCGCTCCGTCAACGCGAGCGGCGTCAAGGACCTGGACACGATCCAGGCCATCGCCGACGCGGAGCTAGAGCGCATCGGCACCGCGCAGGTCTCCGGCACGCTGACTACCTGGACAGCGGGCCTGATCTCCGGCCAGACGGTGCACATCGTCAACTCGACGCACTCCATCGACGACGACTTCGTAATCAGCCAGATCAGCATCCGCTACATGCAGCCCAACGACCTGGGCGGCACTGCGGAGTTCACCGTCCAGTTCGCCGATCGCCTGACGTGCCGGCCGCAGATCGACCTCTCGAACACTGGCGGCAGCGATGGCAATGGCGACGGCGGCGGCTGCGGCCGTGCGGTGGTGCTCACCGATCTGGATAGCGAGCTATCGCTGGAGTCCGGCCCGGACGATGCGATATATCTCCACGACGGCTCGACGCTCGCGAAGTTCCGGGTCGACCTCCAGACAAAGGTCTGGGAAGTCAGCGCGTCGGGCGGTGTGCCCTACGTCACCCATCAGCCTGGAACCTATGTGCCGCTGTGTCTCGGCGACAAGGCCTACCGCAGAGACACCGGCGTCCAACGCTGGGACATCACATCCGGCATCACCGCGCTGGCGGCGCAGACGCAGGACGCGCGCCGCTTCTGGGTGACGGGCGGCGTGTCCGTCGAGTACGTCGGCATCAACGAGAGCACCGGCGGAAACTGCACGCTGCCAGCAGGCTGGGCCGTTGGCGACGTGGCGCTCGGTATCGCGCGGGATGCGACATTCGGCGGCATCACGGCGGCGCCGTCTGGCTGGACGCTGGTCCGCCATGACGAGCCAGCGGGCTTGGGTATGGCTCTCGTCACGCGCGTTCTCCAGATGGGCGACACGGTGCTGCCGTTCTCAGGCTGGACCGGCTCAATTAGCACGCTCTGTGTCGTCGTCTACCGCAACGTCGACACTTCCTCGATCATCGCCGGCACGACGTTCCACAGCGCCACGACGCAGCCGGTGACGATCGGCGCGGAATCGAGTGGCGATAGCGTGGTTGGCGTCTTATCTACCGCGGCGGGCAACGTCGACACGTTCACGCCGAGCGGCATGACCAACCGCTCGACAGGCGTCACTGACGGCTCAGGCCATAAGTATTTCGGTGTCGCAGACCTGACCGGCGACTATGGCGGTGGCTCGTATACGGGCGGCGGCGTTCACCTGCGCTGCTACACCATCGGTCTCAACGCGAGCTTCGGCGGTGGTGGCGGTAGTGCTGACACCATCCAAGTGCGCGAGACGCTTGACGGCTCACTCGTCACCGAGACCAGCCTGACCGACCCGGGCGACTCCATGCGCCGCTCAGCATCGGGCGAGTTCGCGATGGTTCAGCAGAGCACCGACACGATCCTGCGCTTCGACCGTGACGCCAACCTAGATGACACGGTGACGATCACCGACTTCTTCCCGACTGATGATTGGGCCGTTGACGACGCTTACAACCTGTATCAGTTGCTAGATAACGTCCTGACCAAGTACGACCGGGGCGGGACGGTGCTCTGGACGGTCGACCTCAACGCCCGCCACTCCTACCTCTTCCCCAGCCTCATCACGACGGGCAACGGCAACCAGGTCATCGCCGACGACTTTGTACGGGTGTGCGGCTACATCGGCGGCGCGGATTGGTCAACGGACCCATCGGAAGCGTGCCTCATCACGATGTCCAAGGTCGACGGCTCGACGAAGATCATCCAGCGTTTCGGCGGCGACTCCGACGACAACGCACAGGCCCAGGCGCTGCACCACCACGCCGATGGCTGCATCTTCCTCGCGGGAGCAGCGGCGGGCACGGAGTTCGAGGGACTTACCCTGTCGGGGACGCAGGGCTGGCTAATGCGCGTCGGTCAGGATGACATCACCGACCCCGGCTCCGAGGTTGTCCCCGCATCGGCCACGGACCTGACCGACCACCTCACCGATCCTACTGATGCCCACGACGCCAGCGCAGTGTCCATCGTGGACTCCGGCTCCTACTTCACCGGCACTGACGTTGAAGCGGCGCTGCAGGAGCTCGGCGCAGCTGGCGGCGGTGGCGGATCAGTCGCCACGGACGCGATATGGGATGCGAAGGGCGACCTTGCGGGTGGCACGGGAGCCAACACCGCAGCGAAGCTGACTGTCGGCGCGAACAAATCAGTGCTCACCGCTGACTCGGCGCAAACGACAGGCTTGAAGTGGCTCGCCGAGACCGCCGCGACTCCAGCAGCCGTAGGCACGTCAGGAGCTACCGGAACATCAGGCCATCCCCTCGCGCTCGACGATCACGCCCACGCCCACGAGGCGGCGCATATCCAGCATGACACGACGTGGGCGGCGAAGGGCGACCTCATCGCAGGCACGGCCAACGACACGGCGGCGATCCTCGGCGCTGGCTCAAACAATCAGGTGCTCGTCGCGGACTCGTCACAGACGACCGGACTCAAGTGGGCGACGGCAGGCGGCGGTGGTGCGGTCTCCGACTGGACGACCGTCACCAAGAGCTCAGACGAGACCGTCACGAACAGTGGTTCACAGCAGGCCGATGACGAACTCTTCTTCACGATGTCGGCGAACTCGCTGTACATCGTGGAGTTGTTTCTGCTGTACAACGTCGGCACCACGCCAGACTTCAAGTTCAGCGTCGGTGGCGCGGCTGGTGGTGGAGCGCCAGTAGCCGCAGGATCGGGCTGGGCTATAGCGCCCAATACATCGGGGACGTCCGTCCTGACCGTTACGGGCGGTGGGACAGTAACGGCTGGTGGCACCGGCGCTAAGCAGCCAGCCTATGCGAAGTTCCTCATGTGGAGCGACGGTTCAGGCGGCACCTGTGGTCTCTATTGGTCAGAGAACACCGCGACGATCGGCACCAGCGCCATCGTCTATGCCGGGTCCGTGCTTCGCTATCAGAAGATCATTTAGCGACGGTCTGACCTTCCAGGGCGCACCTTTGACGTCACGACTCGCAGCCGTGGCAAAGCATTGCAATTAGGCTATTGACAGCGGTTATAACACTGGTCTAGTGTGCGCGGCATGACCGACCAAGCGAAGACGCAGGTACGCACGGCAGGCGGCGCATGGGGACCGCAGCGCGTGGCGCTCGGACTGAGCTTGCGCGACCTTGCGAAGCTCTCCGGCGTGAACCACGTCACCCTCGCGCTCGCCGAGCAGGGGCGCTTGATCCCGACTGGCGACGAGTACCAGAAGGTCATGCGCGCGCTGGACTCGCGCAAGACGGACGACGCGGCATGACGCTAACCGAGCGCATCGCGCAAGCCAAGACTCAGCCGCGCGTCGAGCCAGTCAAACCGGAGATGCCCGAGTGGCGCCGCCGGATGCTCGAAGGCAAGACGAGCCGGGAACGTTATCTGGCGCGCAAGGACACGACGGTCCAGTGAAGCGCATGGCAGAGCGAATCAATGAGCCGCTCGTCCAATGGCCTGATGGCACCACCTACGACGGCAAGCTCGATTACCGACTGACGGAGCGCGCGGGCGTCTGGCTGGGTTGGGCGCTCGTGTCGCTCGTCCTGATCGGTGTTCTGGCGCTGCCGCTCATCGTCGTGGCGCTGGTCTCAGCGTTGCTCGGGTGGCCGGTTCAGTGAAAGACCTACTGGCGCTTGACCGCGCCGCTGAGAAGTACCTCGCCGAAGTCGAAGCACCGTGCGGCTTCGTTCACCGGACACCGCTCGAAGCCGCTGCCTGCATTCGCTGTGAATACGAACGACTGCTGTCTCGGTTCCCGAGCGCAGAGGGAGACCGTGCAACTCCTGCGCGCGATGCCTCTCCCTCTGCGCCCGCGAACCGCGGCGTGTCAACCCACCGGATTGCGGGCAAGCCGGAGCGTCGGGAAACGGGCGTCTAAAGCGGGCGGGTCGGCGCTGGGTCAGGCCCGCCCGCGGAGACGTAGAGAGAGGGAAGAGTAAATGACAGCGCAAACGGAATCGACGCTCACCGTCGTTGACGACAACAAGGAAGCCGAGAAGCTGCGCAAGCAGGCCATTCTGAAGGCAGTCGGCTTGGACACGGCCAACCCGCAGCAGCGCGAGCTCGCGATAGCCATCGCCAAGCGTTACGACCTGGACCTGATGCTCAAGCATCTCGTGCTGATCGACGGCAAGCCGTATGTCACTCGTGACGCGCTGCTGTGGATCGCGCACCGCTCAGGACGCTTCGATGGTCTGACCGTCACCAAGCCGGTGATCGTCGGTGACTACTGGGAGTGCGAGGCATCGGCCTACCGCACCGATATGAGCCACCCGTTCACCTATCCGGGCAGATATCCGGCGAAGGGTGGCAACCAGAAGTTTGCACCAGAGATGGCGATCAAGGTTGCTGAGTCGATGGCGCTTCGCCGCGCCTTCAACATCTCCGCGCCAACCCAAGACGAGCGCTGGGACGTGGAAGCCCCGAGCGCTCACGCCGACGAGCACGCAGCGGCTCCTGTCGCTGACGCGCCCATACCCGAGTCGGCACCTTCCAACGTCGTAGAAGCCCAGTTCGTGCCATTGGGCGGCGTCGAGGTACACGAGGACGAGGACACGGCGGGCCGCAGCCACACAGACCCAAAAGTGGGTATGAGCCAGTGCGAGAGCGTCTCTCCGTTATCCGGGGATCAGTGCCGGCGGGAGAGTGGACACGACCCCGAGGCACAACCGGGCCAACGACCTCACCGGACCAAGAGCGAAAGCTGGCTCGAGTGAGGTGTCTGTGCCCGGAGTGCGTGTGCAAGATACCGGCCGAGAACCAGCGCGGCATCTGCCGTCTATGCCGACGTGGCTGGCACCGGAAGCAGCTCCGGTGAAGGAGAAGCAGCAGGCCGGATTGGAGCCGTGGCAGATCCAATCGCTCCAGGACGACAAGCGCAAGGGGCTCACCGTCGAAGGACTGGCAGCCCGCTACGGCGTGAGCATCCGCACCGTCTATCGCTACCTGGACGTCCGCGTGGAGCGCATCTACATCGACGGCTGGACAGCTTGGTTCGCGCTCGGAGCCAAGAAGGCACCACAGCGCCTAACGGTTTGGGAGCAAGCATGAAAGAGCGCCGCCGCTGCGCCTGTTTAGGCGTAATCGAAGCAGAGGACGAGCCCAAGGCCATCGCCAAGGCCGTCCAGGAGCATCAGCGCAAGCCTGACCACCAGTTCTACGTCGACCGGATGCTGGCGTCTTTCGGGAACTTCCCTGTTCCTGCGTTGAGGCGGGTGGAGTGAGAGTCCTAGTGGCCTGCGAGTTCTCCGGCATCGTCCGCGATGCGTTCATTGCGCGCGGGCATGAGGCGATCAGCTGCGACCTGTTGCCAAGTGAGCGACCGGGCCCGCACATTCAGGGTGACGTAATGCCCGTGGCGTGGGGCGGTGGATGGGATCTGATGATCGTCCATCCGCCCTGTACGCATCTCGCTGTGAGCGGCGCGCGCTGGTTCAAGGAAAAGCGCGACGAACAGGAATGGGCGCTGGCGTTCGTGCGCTGCCTGATTGACGTGCCGAGTATCCCGCGCATCGCGCTGGAAAACCCCGTCTCGATCATCAGCAGCCGGATACGCAAGCCGGACCAGATCATCCAGCCTTGGCAGTTCGGCCACGGTGAAGTCAAGGCGACGTGCCTCTGGCTCAAAGGACTTCCGAAGCTCACGCCGACCAACATCGTTGATGGCCGGACAGCCCGAGTCCACCGGATGGCGCCCGGTCCTGATCGCTGGAAGGAACGCAGCCGGACACTGCAGGGCATCGCCGACGCGATGGCCGATCAGTGGGGCTCGCTGCCGCTGGAGCAGGCTGCGTGAAAACCCTGCTCGAAGCCCTCACCGCCACCCCGAAGAACAAGCGCCAGCTTGCCGAGGACATGGGCGTCTCGACGCGAGTCGTTGAGCTTGAAGTAGACAGCAGACGAGGCGTACCTGTGTGCGCTGCGACTACAGCGACGGGCTGCGAACCAATTCCTGACGGCGTGAGCGAATCGGAAAGCGTCCGTCGTGAACGCTTGGAGTTCGAGCGCCGCTATGAACGCGCCTCGCTGGACGAGCGCGAGCGGCTGATCGAGGAATGGGCGAAGCGTGACCGCGAGTCGCGGCGGAAGGGGCGCGCTTCGTGACCCTTCGCATCGGCCGCGGCATTGAGCTGCCGATTGACACAGTTACTCAGTCAATCGCCATCCTCGCCCGCCGTGGTGCGGGTAAGACGTATGCGGCATCCGTGATCGTCGAAGAGGCCATCGATGCTCAGGTTCCTGTCGTCGTCCTCGATCCGACTGGCGCGTGGTGGGGACTGCGCTCATCCGTCGACGGTGAGAAGCCGGGCCTGCCCGTCGTTATCTTCGGTGGCGACCACGGCGATATGGACCTTGACCCAAGCGCAGGCACGACGTTCGCGGAAGTCGTGCTTGAGCATCCGGGCGCTTACATCTTCGACCTCTCAGCGTTCACTTCGAAGGCTGCTGAACACACGTTCGCGGCCACGTTCCTTGATCGCCTGTACCGCGGCAAGAAGCCCGATAGCGGCCCTCTCTTCGTCGTCGTCGACGAAGCCGACGTGTTCGCGCCGCAGCAGCCGCGCGAGAAGGGCGACCAACTCAAGTCGTTGGGGGCGCTCGAAAGCATTGTCCGGCGCGGCCGGATCAAGGGTCTCGGCTGTCTACTGATAACTCAGCGCGCAGCGGTGCTCAACAAGAATGTCCTAACCCAGACGGAAATTCTGATCGTCATGCAAACGACTGGTCCACAGGACCGCGCAGCCATAGACGAGTGGATCAAAGGCAATGGCACCGCAGAAGAGAGGGACGGCGTTCTATCGACTCTCGCATCGCTCGAACAGGGTGAGGCGTGGCTGTGGTCACCGTCCTTCCTTCGCACACTCGCGCGCATCCGGGTTCGGCCGCGCCGGACCTTCGACAGCAGCCGGACGCCCGGAACGGGTGAAGTGGCGATTACGCCGACTACGTTTGCGAAGGTCGATCTCGACGCGCTCGACGCGCGCATAGCCGCGGCCAAACAACAGCAGAAAGCCAACGATCCGAGGGAACTGCGCAAGCGCATCGTCGAACTGGAGCGACAGGTTGCCCAGCGTCCGACCGAACAGGTGGAACGTGTCGTCGAAAAGGTCGTCGAAGTCCCCGTGCTCAACGGCCAGGTGGAGAAACTGGCTGAGACGGTCAGGCAACTCGTCGGCGTCGGCTCTGTACTCCAGGGGATCGGCGAGTCCATAACTGAGGCCATCAGCCGCGTTCACGCCATCCCGGTGCCTCAGGGGTCGTTTCCGCCCGCCGTGGTGCATCCTGAGCCCCGACCTCGCCTGACCGTAGCGGCGCCACCCACTGACGATCTGCGCCTTGACGCTGGTGCGCGGCGGATGCTTGTTGCGCTCGCACGCCTGCACCCCACGCCACTGTTGAGATCGCAACTCGGCACGCTCGCCGACGTTGCATGGACGAGCGGCACGTTTCGCGGATACCTATCCCGCTTGCGCGTCGCGCAACTGATCGAAGAGCCGGACAAGAACACCGTTGCCCTCTCGGCTCAGGGCGTCGAGATGATGGGGTCCGATCTCGGCTCAGGGGCGCCGGACGTATCCGAACTAGTCGAGATGTGGAATCGCAAACTGGACGCGGGAGCACGCCGGATGCTGGCAGTCCTGGTGAGTATCTATCCCGAATGGATCAGCCGCGCCGATCTTGGCGAGCAAGTGGGGATCGAGCCCACATCGGGCACCTTCCGCGGTTATCTCTCGCGGCTGCGCGTGAACCGGCTGCTAGAGGAATCGTCCGGCTCAATCAGAGCAGGTGAGGCGCTGTTCATTGGTGGTGAGCGATGAGGATCAGCGAGTTCCTGACCGGCGAGCCGCGCACCAAGAAGCAGATCGCCGAGCTCGCGGGCATCTCACCGCGAGAAGTCGAGCTTCTTATCCATGCGGCAAGGCTCGAAGGCGTCCCGATCGCGTCTAACTCGGACGGCTACTGGCTCGAGTCACAACCTCAGAAGGTGCGCACCATCGCCCTGCGACTACGTAACCGGGCCATGACGCAGCTGCAGACGGCATCGGCATTGGATGGCACTGCGGATCGCATGGAACAGCGTCCTGTGACGCTTTGGGGAGACCCGCGGTGACCTGGATTGCGCTCGACTGCGACCTACCTGAGCACCCCAAGTTTGCCGCGCTGCCGTCCGACGCCGCGAGGTACAGCTGGATCGTCATCCTGACCCGCGCCAAGCGGCAATCGAAGCCTGGACAGTTCGCCTCTGAGGCCCACTTCCGGGAGGTTGTTCACCGGCACGCGAAGTACCTGGCGCACTACCTGTCGACTCGGCTGCTCGAACGTCACGAGGACGGTTCGCTGGCTGTCCATGATTGGCAACAGTACCAATGGAAGGCTGCAAAAGAGAGACAACGCGAGGACAACGGTGAGACAAATACAGGACAAACAGAAGACAAAAAAAGGACCTCGCGGGCGCGTAGCGCTGTCCCTGTCCCTGTCCCTGTAGATGTCTCTTCTTCGTCGGGGGTTGTTAAGGGGGACGACGACGAGCCGGAGTTTCCGCTGCTGCAATGGCTCGCCAAACACGGCTGCTACGTCGCTCCCGGCAATGGCTACCACCGCCAGCTGATCACCGCCGTCGAGCGCCATGGCGCGCCGGCCGTCGAGCGCATGTTCGACAAGCTCAGCCGTGCAGGAGTCGTCGATGGCGACATCAAGGGCTTCGTATTCGGCGCCACGGACAACCTGAACCCCAAGCCCAACCTCAGGGCTCTAAGTGAGGCCGATCGTGAGGACGAAGCCAAGGCCGCCTTCGACCGTCGCGTCGAGCGAACCCGCAAAGAGACCGCCGCGCTACGCCAGCACCTGGAGAACTGATGACCACACCTGACAAGAGCCACCGAGTGACCGCTGTTCAGCCTGATCCGGTAGCGCGGCATAAGCGTCGGTCGCCGTGCTGCGTCAAAGAGGCGCAGCGATATCTGACCGAGCATGGTGGTCTATCCCACTCCGACCAACCAGTAACGCAAGAGGTTGAGGCGGAACGAATGGTCAAGGCCCTTCTGGCTAACGACGCCTACATTCCAGACCTGACCGACGCACAAATCGAGCACTTCGCGTTCGACTTGTCCCGCGCTCTCGAAGCAAGGACTCCCCGATGAGCGCCGAGGAATTGCTTTCACAGGAAGGAGGCTAACCCGTGTCGAAACTAGGAATGCTGACAACGCCCAGCGCGGAGGCGCTGGAAACCTTCTACGCCGAAGTGAAGTCCGGCGATTGGGTGTGCCCGAACGGGTGCATTCCCGGCGGCTACTTCGGCCCTTGGGGTCCGGGCTGCGGAACCTGTGGCTGGGGCTGGAACGCTGACGCATCGCGCCTGAGCCACACACCGACTGGCTCTCCGTGTTGCGTGTGGGACGGGCTTCCGGTTATGGCCGAGCCGCATTGTGGCTGGCGTGACGTTCTGCCGGGAGAGAGCCTGACCGTCGCAGCGAACACAGCCATCAGTGAGTCCGGGGTCAAAACCCATGACTGACCCAATGACCCGCCCCGCTGTTCAGCCTGATTCGGTAACCACCGGACTCTGGAACGCCTTGGTCCTTGATGTCATGGCCGCAGTGGACGGCGTTCACGGTGCCGAGGTATCAGCGGCATTCAGTCGCCACGTCGCAGCAATCGAGGAACACCTATCCCACTCCGACCAATCAGCAACGCAAGAGGCGCTGAGCGAGGCGCTGGAAACCAAGTCGCAGGCATATCACGCAGCCGTATTCGACAAGAGCGCCCATTACGGGAAGGCGTGGGACAACTGTCCTGCCATGACCTGTAAATACGACCGCGAACTTCTGGCCAAACGCCAACCCACAGCAAGGGCCAGCATCGAAGCGCCGTTGGATCTCGATGCGCTGGAACGCACCCTTGAGAAGTTCGAGTACGACTGCGACCCCGAGATGCGTAATGCGCTCCACTCGACGTGCGACCACGATCAGCAGGCCGAGATGTTTGCGGACGAATACCGGCGTCAACTTCTTCAAGGACAACCCACAGAGCGCGGAGAGGGCTGATGATCGACTTCGCGAAAGTTCGAGAGGCTGTCCCGGCCATGACCGAGGATGAGTTTGACGACGTTTGGGAGCATCTTGGAGCCGCGCTGATAACCGTTGCCCGAGCCAAGCGCCGCTACAACATCGCGGTTCTGGCTCTTCGCAATCGAACGGGCGGCATCCATCTAGTCGGTTTCACTGGGCCACATTCAGAGCGCGGAGAGGACGGGGAATGAGCCTCGCGCGCGCGATGACCGAGGACGAGCTTTTGACGGCCATCACCGAAGCTGCCACGTACCTCGGTTGGCGCTGGGTCCATTACCGGCGCTCCGACTTGGCGCAGATGCAGGGTCATTCCGGGTTTCCCGACGTGGTGTTGGCCCGCGCTAACCGCGTCCTGTTCCTCGAACTCAAGAGCCGAACCGGGAAACTGCGGCCAGATCAGCATGCATGGGCAGAGGCGATCGGCGAGGACTGGTACGGCGTCTGGCCTGACAACCTGGACGACACGTTGGCGCTGCTCAAATGAGGCGCTACGCCACCATGAAGCCCAGCCGCGGCACCGTCGTAGCCTCCAACATCCGGGAGATCGTCAAGCGCCGGGATAACGGCTGCGTCGGGCCACGGGTGGGCATGGACGGGGAGTGCTTCGGCGCGCTGGAACTCGATCACGTCAGGGCATCTCACGGCATCGGCATGAAGTCGAGCTCACTGCCTGACAACCTGATAACTCTTTGCTCCGTTCATCACCGATTGAAGACCGATCATGGGAAGACGTGGCGCCCGGTGCTCATCGACTATCTCGGGAACGTGGCGTGATAACCACTGGCGATTGCGTCGAAGTCATGGCCGCAATGCCGGAGAACAGCGTTGACGCCATCGTCTGCGACCCGCCTTACGGCCTGGAGTTCATGGGGAAGGAATGGGATCGGCTCGGCGGTGCGAAATTCCGCAAGCCGACCGCCACGGATGCCGAACGGGGCGCGGGCGGCGTGGCGTGGAGCGCATCCACAATGTTCGCCACTCGCAATATGCCCGACGCCTATGTCGCCGGAACTCGGATGCAGGAATGGCACCAACGCTGGGCCACCGAAGCCCTCAGAGTAGCCAAGCCCGGCGCCTATCTCTTGGCCTTCGGCGGAACACGGACCTATCACCGGCTCGTCGTAGCTGTCGAAGATGCAGGGTGGATCATCCGCGATTGCCTCGTATGGGCGTATGCGTCAGGCTTCCCGAAGGGCAAGGCCAACCTCAAGCCGGCATGGGAGCCGATCGTGATGGCGCGCAAGCCTGGCCCGCTGCGGCCGCTGGCTATCGACGCTTGCCGGATCGGGGTTGATGAACGGACCAACCAGCCAGCGGCATCGCTCGGCAATGGACGCACTATGGACGGCGGTGCTGCGCAGCCTGACCGTGAGCCAATCATCGCGCTGGGAAGGTGGCCGAGCAACGTCATCCTCACTGACCCAATCTTCGACGGCGACGTAGATGGCGTCGTGGGCGGGGGAGAGACAAGCAGCGGCTCGAGAAATGGCGTCTACGGCGGTGGCGGGTATTCCGGCGACTGGCCGGACGTCAGCGCGACCATTGAAGGCGACACCGGCACCTACTCGCGCTTCTTCCTGATACCGAAAGCGGCGCGGTCACAGCGCGAGCCGGTGTTCGGCGATGTCACTGCCCGACGCGAGACGGCGCACCGCCGCACCGGGCCGATGGACACGCCATTCCTGCGCGGTGAGACGGTCAGACGGAATCCGCATCCAACGGTCAAGCCCATCGACCTGATGCGTCACTTAGTACGCCTCGTCACACCATCAGGGGGAACCGTGCTCGACCCGTTCCTGGGCTCTGGAACCACGGCTATCGCAGCTGAGATGGAAGGCTTCGACTGGCTCGGCATCGAGCGCGAAGCGGAGTATGTCGCCATCGCTGAGGCGCGCCTGATGGGCGTCCAGCGCGGGCTCGGGCTCAGCGCATGAAACTCCTACCTCTCGTTCTTCTTCTAGGACTACTTTTCCTGTTGCGCCATAAGAAGCCGAAGCCCTTGCCGAACTTCCCGGAAGATTGGGACGGCGGCTGGTAAATGCTCACTCTGCCCGAAGTCCAGTCACGGCTCCGCGTCTCGCGTCGGACGCTGTTCCGGCTCATTGAGTCGGGCCGGATCAGGACGGTGCATCCGACGCCTGGACGGACGATGGTGACAGAGCGCGAGGTCAACGCCTACCTCGCCTCGCTCGAGCGACGGGTAGCATGAAGCCGTGGCAAAGCGGCGGCGTCACCGCGGCGAAGGGTCCGTCTACTTCGACAAGTCGTCAGGCTCCTGGATGGCCCGAATCAGCCTTGGTGCTCGTGACGGCCGACGAGTTGGGAAGAAGGTGCGCGCCCATTCAGAGGCCGATGCCCGCAATCAGCTGGAGCGTCTACGGCGCGCCTACGTCGGCGACGTTGACATATCGACCCAGACCGTCGATGAATACCTCGCCGATTGGCTGGCTGCGCACGGTCCGAGTGTCCGAGAGTCGACGCGCGTGAGCTACGCCGGCCACATCAACAACCACATCTCGCCGCTGCTAGGAGGTATTCCCGTTGTCCGACTCCGACCAAGCGACGTCCGCCGACTCGTTGCTGATCGAACTGCCGCCCGGCTATCGCCGAGCACCGTCAGACGCATCCATTCAACGCTTCGATCTGCTCTCGCCCAAGGGCAACGTGATCGCGTCCTACCGGATAATGTCGCCGTTGGGGTCAGTCTCCCTCGCGTCGAGCAGGCGTCCATCAAAGCGATGTCAGACGCCACGGCAGACCAGATCCTCGAAGCCACGCGAGGCACCTTCCTCGGACCGCTGACGGAACTGTTGCTAGGTTCAGGGATGCGCCTCGGCGAGGCTCTAGGACTCGACCAAGGCGATCTGCACCTGGACGCGTCTTTCGTCGTCGTCAGGGTGACTAAGACGCGAGTTCGGGCCATCCCGATCAGTGACGATGCCGCGGAGGCGCTACGGAAGCACGTAGCTTCGGTGAAGAGGCGTGGGCCAGATGAGCCGGTGTTCTTCGCGCCACGGTCAGGCGGTCGTCTCAGCGGGGCCACGGTCTCTCACGCCTTCCCGAAGATGCTGACCAGGGCAGGACTGCCGAGGCTCACACCGCATGGTCTCCGGCATGGCGCGGCAACGCTCATGGTCGCCAAGGGAGTACCGATGCGCCACGTTGCGGAGCAGCTTGGTCACAAGAACCCAGCACTCACAGCAAGGGTCTACGCCCACGTCCTGCCAGAGGCGCAGAAAGAGGCTGTCAGGCTTCTAAATCGACGGCCTGGAAGTCGATAGTGTCCCGCATCGTGTCACAAAGCAGCACTATCCGTGCTCAGGAGCATCGGATTGTGGATCCGAAGGTTATGGGTTCGACCCCCATAGGCCACCCCACTTCTCCCTCACAAAGCAGTGCCACTGACTGCCATGTCGTGCCACCCGATGCCGCGAATGACTCACGCATCGTGTCACGGACATGACCCTATGAGCCCACGTCAGGCATACGACGCCGCTAAGCGCCAAGAGGCCGCATTGCGTGCCTACGTCGATACCGGCACGGTCAAGGGCGCAGCTCACCGTCTCGGCGTCACTGAACGGGCGATCAGGAAGTACCTCGCGGCCTATTGCGAGGCTCGCGGATACGTCTCCGTCGTCCAAGCAGCGTTCCATTTCGGTACTACTGAGCGCAACGCGGAACACTAGCGCTAGCGTCCGGGGCCACCTAGACCGCAACATGTAGCGGTGAGCAGCCCCCTCTCTCACATCTCCCCTGTGAGCGGTCGGAGCGGCTGGGCTTCGGTGACTGGCCCAGCCGCCGCCGCTTCGGACAGATGAGTGTTTTCGATCTCGGCTTTATGTTCGGCGTCCTGATCGGCGTGCTCTTCATGGCGTTCGTCGAGCGGACCTTCTTACCGTGGTTGGCCCATCAAGCCTTCTTACGCGCGCAGCTCGCGGCGGGGACGCGGCGGCCGCGCCGCCGTGGCTGAACGTGGCCCCAGTGAGGCCAACCTCCTCTCGCGCTTTCGCATCGTCACTGCCGTGGCGATCCTTGGAGCGATCCTCGTCTACATCGCCGGGGAGATATTCGAACTCCCTTTTCTCAGGACGACGTTCCACGTCGAGCCGACGATCCTGGGCATCCTCATCGGCGCTCTGTGCCTTCTCCTGGGTGTCGAGGGCATCAGCCGTATCCCCGGCATCGGCAAGGGCGGCGATGACGAATGATTAGCGGCGACCTGTTCTACGCCTGGGCACGGCTCGTCATCAGCTTTGTGCATCTCGTGTGCTGGCTGTGGGTGCTGCGCCTGTCAGTGCCCCTCGCAAGGCGCGCCGAGTACGCCGACCAGCGGATATTCGTCGTGGCCGTGTGCTTCGTCCTGACGGTCGTCTCCACCATCCTCGCGCTGTCGGTGTTCTACAACCCGTTCAGGCCGCCGAACCCGGACGGCGTGCTGGCCGCAGTCGGTATCGCTCTGCCCACGGTCCTGACCATCGCGGGCATCGTCATCGTCTGGAAGTGGCCGTGGCGCAGGAAGGGCGCGCCGTGACGCTCCAGTCAACGATCGACGCCGCCGCACCGGGCAGCACCATCACCCTGCCGCAGGCCGTCTATCCCGCAGTCACGGTATCCAAGCCGCTGACGATCAAGGGCCCAGCGACGATCGCTGGCGTCACCGTCAAGGCTGACGACGTGACCCTTGACTCCCTGACGTTCGCCGACGCCACCTACGGCATCCAGTCGTTCGGTGCCCGAACGCACTCCACGAATTGCACCTTCCAACGCCTCGCGTGTGCCGTCGAGCTCAGGGGTGACAGCGCGATAGTCGAAGACTTCACCGTCACCCAGATGGACCGCATGGTCACCGACGACTGGGGTGGAACCGGCTTCAACTTCTTCGGTGCCACCAACGCCATCATCCGCAGGGGCACGCTGACCAACGTCCGCGCAGCAAACCCGCGCTACGGCTACGACGGCGGCGGCTTCGCCTTCTACGCAGCTGCGAAGCACATCCTCATCGAAGACGTGACGCTCACTGATTGCCTGAACGTCATGGAAGACGGCATCGACCTGGGCACACCGGTCAACGAGGACATCACCTTCCGCCGCGTGAAGGCCATCGGCAACCCGGCCAAGCTGCTCGACCAGTGGTGGGCCACGGACCTGTTCAACGCGGCCATCGGCTCAGTCGTGTTCATGGGCTTCATCGTCAGGGCTACGGCGGGCGTGACGATCGAGGACTGCGACCTCGACGACCTTGACGGCTGGTACTTCAACTTCGACCACTCGGGCAACCACTACGGCAACGTCACGGGCGTCAACATCGCGGGCAACCGCATCCGGCTCAAGGCGGGCGACAACCGGGCCTATCTCGTCAAGGCCGGCTTCAACGCCGCTGCGCTGACGCTCGCCAACGACATCCAGGACGCCGAGTTCGGCACCGGCTCCATCGCCTACAAGGAAGACATCAAGGGCAACACGTCCGACCTCGCCACTTTCAAGGCGTGGCTGCCGGGTCAGGTGTCCGATACATGGGGCCCGGTAGTCGTCACTCCCCCGTCTGACCCCTGCGCCGATCTCAAAGCGCAGATCCTCGCCGTGCTCAACGACAAGAAGAAGACGCAGCAGCAGCGCATCACGGCAATCAAGGCGCTCATCGCATGACGCCTTACTACCAAGACGATCTGGTGACGATCTATCACGGCGATTGGCGCGGCTACATCACCGGAGGCAAAGAGGTGAGGGCAATTCTCTATATCTGGCCTGACGGAAAGATGGCGCTTCAGGCTGGCGAGGACATGTCCAAGCAGGAAACGCAGGACATGGCTGCCGCCTTGAAGCCAGTGCGGGAGGCCTTTCTGGAGGGCAAGCCGCTATTCGTCTCAAACCACATCGAAGTCCGGCCTGTGACATACCGGGAGCCCGAAGCCAGTTTCGATGCTCTGGACAAGGCGGCAGGAGAGGCTCTGCGAAAGGTGACGGCATGACTGACAACATCCACGACGACGACATCGACAGCGACGTGGAGTCCGGGGTTCCCGCGCTCGAAGAGCCGCCGAACACCGATGCAGAGGACGACGAGGCGGGCGACGATGCCGATCCGGACGACTGACCTCTCGCAGCTCAACGACAACAATAATGTCGTCCCGACGTATCACCACGCCACCAGGACTGTCGATTGCAACGTCACGAAGGTGTGCGAGGCAGTGGGCTACAACCGGGGCGCCCATCTCAACGTCGCTGCTGCGCGAGCGATGGCGCACCAGACCACCGGACCAACGGGCAACGTCTTCGCCGAAAAGGTGTTCAAGGCCAGCGGCATGGTCCCGATGGTCGATTACCAGATGCTCTGGAACGTCCCGACGCAGACCGTCCGCGATCTACTCAGGGCGGGCTGGTATGCGGTGCTGTATGTCGACTACGGCAACCTGAACGCTTCGGAGCCGTTGACCAGCGGTGATCGCCACTTCAACGGCACGCCAACCGATCCGGCCATCCACGCCATCGGGATGCACGCCTTCTGGCGCGGCAAGGTAGGGCTGTCGACGCACAAGCACGACCCGCTCAACGACGGACGCAGGCCCGCAATTCAGCAGGGCATCGTCACGGTGAAGTTCAGCCACATCCGCGATGCCGCCTACGGCTACACGCGCAAGGTCGGTTTCGTCCAGGGATGGGCGGTTTCACCGAAGTGATTGACATCCTAGTCATGCCAGACGGCAAGTGCCTCATCGTCGCCCGTGGGGACATTTCGCACGATCAAGCTCTGGAGCTTAGGGATGCGTTCGAGCGTTGGCGCGAGTCCAACAAAGGCGCCCTCGTTGTCAACGGCACAGTCCGACTTATCGAAAGCGTCGACCTGGAGGAGACTGCGTGAGCAACTTCGTGAACACCTACATCAAGCCTTACGCCAAGGCGATCACCGCAGCGATCGTAGGCGGCGTAGTGCTGCTTGCAGCCAAGGCGGGCTTCAACCTGGATGACTCGACAACGCTGCTCCTGACGGTGGTCATCGGCGGCGCGGTCAACGGCATCCTGGTGTGGCTCGTCCCGAACAAGCCCGCCGAATGATCCCGCACGCCATCCTGATCGCGCTCTACGTAGTCGCGCTGCTGCTGAGTGGCATCGACTTGGTGGAGTCGCACGGCCGCAGCCTTTTGGCGTGGGCTGTGCTGCTCATCGCGGTAACGCTGGTGTTGCAGAACCTATGACTACTCCATGCCTGGAGAGGGGGTGCCCACGGATGGCTACCCGTGCATCACGTTGCGACGAGCACCGGGCTATGCGCAATCAGCGCAGGAACGCAGACCCACGGCGGGCCATCTATCGGGGTACATGGGCTAGGGAGTCCAAGGCGGCCATAGCCAACCAGCCATGGTGCTCGATCTGCTACAGCGTCAAGGATCTGACCACCGATCACACCACTGAGCTGGTCGTCTGTCGCTCGTGTCATCGCAGTGAAGCGCAAGGCGGCGTGTTCAGGGCAACAAGAAGCCGCTCCACCAATTCAGCAGAGCGGCTGTGATGTCAGCGTTTAGGCTGCTCGTCAGGCGTTCCCTCGTGCATGCCCTTGGTGACGTCCACCTGCTTGGAGTCTTCGACCTTGGGCGGCCGCTCGGTCGTTGGCTTGCCAACCTCAGCCCGGTCTGCGCTGCGTCGCTCGACGGTGCCCTTCTCCCATTCTTGTTCAGCCATTTGGTCCTCCTGGGGATGCAAGTTGCCTAGTCGAGTGTGCTCCGTGCAAGGTTGCGAGCGCGATGATGTAACGGGCGATCTGTGTCAGCCTCATTACCAGCGCATGCGCAAGTACGGGGACGTCCAGCGAGGCAGGCCGGTAGCTCGTTTTATGAAGCGCACCGGGGTATGCAGTGCAGAGGGGTGTACCGAGTCCACTTGGGCGCGTGGTCTGTGTCGTCCACACTATGGTCTGACGCGATACATCTACACGCCAACCGCTTGCGCTGAATGTGGTGGCTCAAAGCAGCGAGGCAAGAAGCTCTGCGCTGAGTGCAACGCACCTGGACGCAAGGCGTACACCAATCGACTCAACAGGTATGGCCTAACGCATGAGCGATTAGAGGCGCTGCTCGCTTTGCAGGGCAACGGCTGTGCTATCTGCCGTGCACCGATCACAGTCAAAGGCGGCGGTTACTTCGGTGGTCACATTGACCACGATCACCGGTGCTGCTCTGGTGATACGTCATGCGGTAACTGTGTGCGTGGTCTGCTGTGCTCAATGTGCAACGTCGGGCTCGGCAGTTTCGGCGACGACGCTGATCGACTTGCTGCTGCTGCGCGCTATCTCAACTCAGAAAGTTCAACCAATCGGAACGTGCTCTACCCCGTGCCACCTTTTTCGCAAAATGTACGGGCTGGGGATTTCTGACATGGCCGCCACCAACGCGCCAAAACTGACCCGTCGACGCCGAAACAAGCCAATTCGAGGCGAATGGCAGCCCACAGCGGGCATCGGATGGCAGCATGAGCCCTTCCCGATGCCGCCTGACGGTCTGCTCGAACCGAGTCGAACCGCATGGGAGACGTGGCTGCGCGCGTGGTTCGCGGCGCACTGGACGCCCGACGATCTGCCCGGTTTGCGGCAGGTTATCCGCCTCTATGACCAGGTTGAGCGCGGCGAATTCCAGCGAGCGACCGAATTGCGCCTGCTCATGGACACCTATGGCATCACGCCCAAGGGTCAGCAGGACCGACGCTGGACGCCGCCGAAGTCAGACGTTGAGCCAACTGGGCTCACGCCGTCAGCTGGGAGATACGGCCACCTGCGCGCTGTAAACGAGTAATGGCGTGGACTCTCCCGACTCTCGGCTGGGGCGTCCTGGACTGGATGACCACCTATCTTCCGTCGCCGCGCAATCCGCTCGAGCCGTTGATCCTGACCGATGAGCAAGCTGAGCTCGTTCTTGCGTGGTACACCGTCGACAAGGCCGGCAAGTTCCCATATCGCCGCTGTATCTGCGAGCGTGCGAAAGGCTGGGGCAAGAGCCCAATACATGGCGCGATCTGTCTGGCCGAGCTCGGCGCCGGCTCGGTCAATGACTCCGCTCCGGTCCTATTCGACGGCTGGCGCGGCAAGGAACCGATTGGTCGGCCGTGGGGCACCAAGGGCGCGCCGAACGCCTGGGTGCAGATCGCGGCTGTCTCCGAGGATCAGACCGATAACACCTACTCGGCGCTTTACGAGATGCTGACGGCCAATAACCACAAGGCAGCGATCGACTTGCGGATTGACGATGGCAAGACGCGCCTCTATCTCAAGAACCGCACGGGACGTCTCGAACCCGTGACGGCTTCTGCCGGGTCACGCGAGGGCCAGCCCGTCACCCACGGACTCCTGGACGAGACGCACCTGTATCTGAGACGCAATGGTGGTGTGAAGCTCGCGGCCACGATCCGGCGCAACGTCGCCAAGATGGGCGGCCGCACGATGGAGACGACCAACGCGCCGATGCTCGGCGAGGGCTCAGTGGCCGAGCAGTCCGGTCAGGCCGTCGATCGCGGCTTCTCAGGCATCCTGTGGGATGCCAAGCGTCCAGAGTTTGAGCCTGATCCCGAATGGAGCGATGAGCGGCTGCTTTCTGCGCTGGTTGAAGCCTACGGCGACTCATATTGGGTGGATCTGCCGCGCATCCTCGCCGATGTCCGCGATCCGGCCACCGAATGGAGCGACGCCCTGCGCTTCTTCTTCAACATCCGCGCTGCGGGTCAGTCCAAGGCCATCGACCCAAAGCTGTGGGACAGCCGCACTGCGGACGTCGAAGTGCCCAAGGGCACCTATATCGGGCTCGGCTTCGACGGCTCAATCAGTGGTGACGCGACGGTGCTGCGTGGATGCACTGCGGATGGCTATTCGTTCCTGATCGACGCATGGGAGCGACCGGACGGCGTTGAGCAGTGGACCGTCCCGCGCCTGGAGGTTCACGCCAAACTGGAGTGGGCATTCTCGTACTACAACGTCGGGCGGATGATGTGCGACCCGCCCAAGTGGTGGACTGAGATCGAGCAATGGGAAGAGAAGTACGGACTCGACAAGCAGGGCGATCCGCGCGTGCTCAAGATCGACACCAACTCACTGCGCAGGTTCTCTCAGTCCATCGACCGTTGGATGACGATGCTCCGCGAGGGCTCGCATACCCACGACGATGACCCAATCACCAACGCCCACGTAAAGGCCACGCACAAGGAAAAGGTCCGCGTCAACGCCTCGGACAGCGACGGACGGACGATGTACAAGTTGACCAAGGGCGAGGGCACCGAACGGCGGCGGATTGACGCCTGTATCGCGGACGTTCTGGCGCTCGAGGCCGCGATGACGATGGCGCCGCAGAAGAAGCCCAAGCCCAAGCTCGTCGTGGCGATGGCATGAAGGTCACGCCGGCCGAGCGCCAAGCCCTCGACGCCATCGCACTCCATGAGACCGTCAAGGGCGCCGCCGCAGCCCTCGGCAAGTCGCCGCACACCATCGAGCGTCAGCTGGAGTCGGCGCGCAGACGGCTCGGCGTCACGACCACGATCGCGGCCTACAAGAAGTCCCGGGACGCGGCATAGGTGTTTCTACCGCGCCCGTAAACGTGCTCCGACGCACTCGGGTCCGGGGCTCGCCTGTCTGTCGCGAAACGCAAGCCTGCGCAGGCGGCGTCTCTGCGATTTCTGCGTATCTTCCCCTTCGCTGGTCGCCTCAGTTCGGCCTGTGCGACACACCGCGGCGACGTGAGCATAGGGAAATAACCGGAATATCGCAACGCGCGCGCAAGCCGCACGCTCGTCAAGATGGCGAGCTTTATAGACCGGATATTGGGCCGCGCCAAGTTCAGCGACCAGTGGAGCGCGTCTGATCCCGCCTTCGCTGCGTGGCTCTTCGGCAACGAGGACCAGTCGTCCGAGATAGTCACGCCTTACGCCGTACTCGGGCTCTCCGCAGCCCTCAGAGCGGTCAGCGTTGTTGCCACGACTATCGCCAGCCTGCCGCTCAAGACCTACGAGCGCGACGGCGACGAGAGAGTCCGCATCCCGTCCGACTTCGACAACCCGTATCCGGGTGTGGACGGCATGACGCCCTTCGCCTGGACGGAGACGCTGCTGATCCATCTCCAGCTATGGCGCAGGGCGTTCCTGTGGCACGAGGCAAGAGCGGATGGCTCGGCGGGCATCGCTTATCGGCCGCTGAACCCGGACGTGATCAGCAAGGTCTACCGCGACGCCAGCGGCCAGAAGAAGTTTGATTTCCGCGACTCCACGGGCAACGTGAAGACAGTCGGCACGGAGCAGATCACCCATATCGCCGGCCCGTCGATCGACGGCACGGACGGCCACCCGATGATCTACGCCGCGCGCGCGATCTTCTCGGCCGCGATCAGCGGCGACAAGGGCGCGCAGGCCACTCTCCGAAGGGGCATCCGGCTCGGCGGGCTCATCACACCGGGCGACAACGAGGACGACTTCGAGCCGGAAGAGGCCAACGCCATTCTCGAAAGCCTGCGAGCGCGGGCGATGGGCCGTGAGAACGCCGGCGACATGGCGGTCATCAACCGGCGGCTAAAGCTCCAGCCCTGGACGCCCACCAACGTCGACAGCCAGTGGATTGAGACCAAGCAAGCGGTTCTGGGCGATATAGAACGCCTGTTCGGTGTCCCGCCGCATCTTCTGGCCGACACAGAGAAGCAGACGTCGTGGGGCTCTGGCGTCCAGGAACAGAACCTCGGCTTCGCGCGCTACACGCTCAGAGGGTGGTCAGACCGTATCGAGCAGGTGTTAGCCCTTCGACTGCCGTCTGAGCAGTTCACGGAGTTCGACTACAAGGGCCTGCTCCAGGGCACGCCGTCCGAGGAAATCACGCTACTCATCGCGCAAGTTGAAGCGGGTCTCCTGACCGTTGACGAGGCCCGCGCGCTCATCAACCGACCACCGCTGACACCCGAACAGAAGGCCGAGCAGGTGCCGCCGCCGATGGCGCCGCCGCTCATCGTCAAACCCAAGCTCCCACTGGAGAAAGCCGCATGAGTGAACGCATCAGCTTCTCAGGCAAGATCGAGTCGGAAGGCCGACGCCTGAAGGGCACTGTCCAGGTCGCTGGCTCGCGGACGTTCCGCGACGGGGAATGGCTCCAGGTCGACCCCGTGTCACTGATGAAGGCCAACGCCGACAACGTGTTTGCGACGGTCGATCACGACATGACCAAGGTCATGGGCCGGACCACGAACGGCAGCTTGACCCTGACGCGCACCGATCAGGGCATCGAGTTCTCGACGGCCGATCTTCCGAATACCACGGCAGCCAACGACGCCCTGGAGCTCGCTCGGGGCGGCTACTTCGGCGGTGCCAGCTTCACCGTCGAAGGCTTCAAGCCCAAGTTCAGCACGGAGCGGGATGGCACTCGCGTCCGGACCCTCACCAACATCAAGCGTCTGGTCGACGTTGCCATCGTCATGGACCCGGCGTTCAGCAATTCCACCGCAGCAGCGTTCAGCAAGGAGAGCAACGTGGATCCTGTTACCGAGCCGGTTGTGGAGCCTGTTGCTCCACCGGCCCCAGCTTCATTCCAGGAACAGCCCAAATCGGGCAAGGACGAGTGGGCCTCGTTCGCCGCAGACCTTCCGACCGAGCAGATCGTCGCCCAGATGGACGGCATCTTCGACTCATCGAAGGGCAACATGTCGGGCGACATCCTCGATCGCTACGAGGGCTTCGCGCAGGTTCTGTCCGAGCGCAAGCACAAGGAAACAGTCGACAAGGCGCGGATCGAGCGCATGGAGTTCGCGCACAACGCGCGGATGGGCCGCACGCCCAAGGCTCCCGAGGCCGGTCTGTACGCCTCTGACGACTACGCCGCAGCGTTCAACAAGTACCTGCGCACCGGCGACAGGGAAAACATGGCGCAGTTCGCCCAGGCGATCGCCGGCGACGGCACGCAGGGCGGCTACAGCGTCCCGGATGGCTTCCTGAACCGCATCGTGGTTCGGATGAAGGCGTTTGGTGGCGT